GAACGGCGTGCGAATGAATACCATGCCAATATGATGCGTCGGGCTCGGCAGATTTCTAGTGAAGCTCGACAGTCGAATACTGCCCAGAATATTTTATCAATTTTTACAGACCCTAAAAACAAGAAAACTATTCTGTATGTGATAAAGACAACAAATGGAAAACCAAATAAACATGGACAGTACAGACCATTGAATAAACAGCCTGCAAACATTAACAAGCATACTTGGAGAAACTTTGAACACTTTGTTGCCCGAACAAGACACACATACACAACAGCACCAAATAGAAGTACAAAAGTTGAAATTTTAAAACAATTTATTCGGGAGTACCGTAACAAAAAGGCTGAAATAAATAGAAAGGTTGCAGAGGCACAAAAAGCTCGCCGTGAAGGAAGATTGGCTAATGTACCTCGTTAATAGACCGAGCCAAAAGACACAATTCCCAGATGGTTTCAACTTGGGGACACCATAACGTAGGGTCCTTGCGCTCAGTAAAATGGACACATTTCCAGTTTGTCAAAAACCTTGCTGTTCCGAGGTTTTTGAGAGAATCATCAACCATAACGTTCAAATCATCAAAAGGGAAGATGTAGGCCTCGACCTCGGGTTTCAATGGACTCTCGGTCGGGTTCCCTGGGCACTTGATATTGATATTGTCACCAATGGCCATACTTACCTTTGTGGCCCAGACCCATGGCGCATTCGTAAAAAGGGACACGTTCCAGCCCTCACGGGTCAACTCGTGAATCTGAGCCGCCTCGTACTGAAACTCGGGTGTATCGATGACATCAGCAAGGTGGTTCAGTAAAGACTTATCATAGACTTTTTGGTTAAAATCATGAGTGTCCACCTTGAAAACTTTCTGAAGACCACGAGCCGTGTGTCCGTGGGCCAAATACAAAACGTGATTGGTCGCATACGGGTCTTTACACTCTGGAAGTTTCGCCCGAACGTACTTGACGCAATTGTGTTGAACGTGCTCAAGGAGCTCCTTGTCTCGAATCAAGACGCCATCGATATCAAGACGGAGAGACTTGTACGCCATCTTACTTAATAACAAGGAATAGCTTTAACTGCAAACTGACTCAGGTTATTCTCAGTGAACCAACGGAGCCACGTATCACTCTCCTGTGAGTTCAAGGTCTGAAGGACGTGCTCTTCGTCTGCCCAGTTTTTGAGGGTATAAAAAGGTTCCCAGATGACCTTGTTTTTAGGAATGTATTGTTTGATCGCCTCCCACGCCGACTTGGGGGTCATGTAATCATCGTGTTTCGTGAACGTCTTTGTGTGGAACCCTGCCATCGTACTAAGTACCCGTCTTAATTCTCTAAAGCTTTTTTAGCACGTATATAAGCCCTGTATGCCAACTGACGTCTGAACCATTCAAGGTACGCCTCCATTGTTTAATAAAACAAAATATTTCATTAACTAATAGTATGAGAGAGGTACTACTAAATATGAAAAATGGAAATGTGCGTACATTTCAGTCACTGAAACCAATGGTCAAGTACTTTGTAAGAAAAGAAGGCAATCTTTTTCGTATAGTTGAAGCAAATACGAATAATTTGCGTTCAAAAAGTGCTTCTTCACTCACTTCACATGACTGGTTTCAATACGGAGGTCATTTAAGTTTGAAACAAACACTTAATTTATTAAACTACATAAACACAATTGTTGTACCAAACACGCCACCAAGAAGACGTTAAGTTAAAGCCTTGGTAAATATAAATGGTACAATGGCGCTCAACGTTACTAAGCTGGTTCCAACTGCTCAAATCCCCGTCCGTGCAACCCCGGGTTCTGCAGGATATGACCTTTTCAGCACTGACAACTATGTCGTACTCCCGGGTCGCCGAGTGGTTGTATCCACCGGTATTTCAGTTCAGCTCCCGCCAGGAACTTATGGACGTATTGCGCCTCGCTCTGGACTGGCCGTGAAGCACGGTCTGGACACTCTGGCAGGTGTTATTGATCCTGATTACACGGGTGAAATCAAGGTGGTTCTTCAGAACCTTGATATGAACCAGCCTTTCGTCATTCGCCCAGGATACCGTATTGCTCAGCTGATTCTCGAGAATTATACAACTGTTGACATTGTTGAGGCACTAAATACGGATCGTGGCGCAAGTGGTTTTGGGTCAACAGGGGTTTAAAAGTTCAAGACATATATTAAAAAATGAATAGCAGTCCTCCGTTTCAAGCTATTGCTTGGAGCGGTCAAGATCAGGACGACCAATTTACTATCCGTATATTTGGTCGCTCTGAAGATGGAAAGTCGGTTTCTTTAGGAACAAAGTTCAATCCTTATTTTTTTATAAAAACATCTTTACCTGTTGACACGGTCAAGTCTCTGTTTTGGAGAGGGCTCGTATCATGCAAGGTGCACGAAGGAAAAGACTTGTGGGGATTTCAAAATGGGGAACTTTCGAGATTTTTACGTCTCGAGTTCAAGTCACATAGAGCTCTGAGAAACTGTGTGTATGCGGTTGAAAATCAAAAGCATGAAAACCTTAGAGATGCAAAAGTCTACGAAGGAAATATGGACCCAGTTTTGCGTTTTATGCATGTTTCTGGAATCTCATCGACAGGATGGATACACCCGGGTATATGTGAGCCAGACACTGAAACCATGTGTCAAGTCAATTTATGGTCTCCTGACTGGCACTACATCATGCCCATGAACCGTGACGACTTTGCACCGCTTCGCATCATGTCATTTGATATAGAGTGTTACTCGAGTACTGGAGGGTTCCCAGATGCGAAAAGACCGGAAGATGCAGTGTTCCAGATTGCAATGACAACAAAAGAGTTTGGTAAAAAAGAATACATTGACAAGACCTGTTTGTGTTACAAGAAAACTGAAGGGTACCAGTCGTTCGATACTGAGCGTGAACTCCTGGAAGCTTTTGAAAAGCACTTGCACCGTATAGATCCTGACATTATTACTGGATGGAATATCTTCGGTTTTGACCTTGATTACTTGTTAACACGGGCAACAATTCACTGTAGGCTCCGGCCGGTGTGGGGACGGGTCCGTGGTGAAATATCTGAGCTCGTGACAAAAAACTTGAGTTCAAGTGCACTCGGGAACAACTTGCTCAAAATGGTTCCAATGAAGGGCCGGTACGTTTTTGACTTGTTCCAGGATGTAAAGCGTGAGCACAAGCTTGAGAGTTACTCATTGAACAGTGTATCAAAACACTTTCTGAAAGACCAAAAGTTGGACATGCCTCCCAAAGAGATGTTTGCACGGTTTTCAGAAGGTGACCCCGTGAAGCTCGGGGAGGTGGCCGATTACTGTATCAAGGATACGGAGCTTCCCCACGCCCTTATGGAAAAGCTGTGTCAGATTCAAAATGTTGTCGAGATGGCCAAGGCGTGTTGGGTCCCTCTGGCTTTTTTGAGCGAGCGAGGTCAGCAAATCAAGGTCTTTAGTCAGATGGCAAAAAAAGCCCGGGAACTCAATTTTATTATTCCAACTTTTAAACGCTTACAAAACGACTCTCTTGTCGCAGAAGACGGATACCAAGGTGCCACTGTGCTTGAGGCGCAAACGGGTGCGTACTATGCACCGATCACTGCGCTTGATTTTGCAAGTCTGTACCCCAGTATCATGTGCGCTGAAAACCTGTGTTACTCAACGCTTGTAATGGACTCCAAGTATGACAACCTTCCAGGAGTTCAGTACGAAACATTTGGACCTCATAAGTTTGCTCAAAATGTGCCGTCTTTGTTGCCTGTCATTTTAACTGAGCTCAAGGCGTACCGTAAAAAAGCTAAAAAGCTCATGGCTGCGACAGAAGGGACGCCCATGGAGGCGGTTTATAACGGTCAACAACTTGCGTATAAAGTATCGATGAATAGTATATATGGTTTTACTGGCGCTTCTAAGGGCATGCTTCCCTGTGTGGCCATCGCATCCACTGTTACATTCCGAGGACGACAAATGATTGAGCAAACGAAGAATTATGTCGAGGAGCACTTTCCGGGCGCCAAGGTGCGTTACGGGGACACTGATTCAGTGATGGTCGAGTTTGATGTCCAGGGCCGCAAGGGTCAAGAGGCGATAGACTACTCGTGGAAACTCGGAGAAGAAGCCTCTGAGCAGTGTACAAAGTTGTTCAAGGCACCCAATGACCTTGAGCTTGAAAAGATTTATTGTCCGTACTTTTTGTACTCAAAAAAGAGGTATGCGGCTAAGATGTGGGAAGCCAAGACCAGTCCCGATGGGACTGTGAGTGTTGCATTCAAAAAGATTGACGTCAAGGGTCTTCAGGTGGTCCGAAGGGACAGTTGTCCGTACGTGCGTGAAACCTTGAAACAGTTGCTCGGAATGATTCTTGAATCGAGTGACCCTCGGCCGGTTATAGAGGCTGCTCAAAAGGCGGCGAGAGACTTGCTTGATGGAAAGGTTCCAATGGACAAGTTGGTTTTAACAAAGCAACTTGCAGCCGAGTACAAGGCGGTACAGGCTCACGTGATGGTCAGGGACAAGATGCGTTCACGAGCTCCAGGGTCAGAGCCGCAGCAAGGTGACAGGGTCTCCTTTGTGATTGTCAAAGGACTTGGAAAAATGTCGGACAAGGCGGAAGACCCGACATGGGTCAAAGACAACAAAATACCCCTTGATTACGACTATTACTTTACAAACCAACTCAAAAAACCTGTGCAAGACTTGCTCGAGCCGCTTGTCAAGGCGGATGACATATTTAGTAAAAAGTTCATGGTGAAAGCATCGAGTTCGGCGGAAGTCGAGGCAAAGCGAGCGTTCCTGGCTCGTTTCGGGTTAAAAGTATCGTAAGTACAATTAGTAGATGGAGCGTCAAATACTCCAAGCAATTGAAGACGAGGTCAATCGTCAAGTAAGCCTGAAGCTTATTCAAGCTCTTGAGTATTTGTCGAAAACGTATGATATTCCCGTCGAGCAACTCATGAAGGACAGTGCTAAAGTTGAGTGCACCTTTTGTAAGGGTTTACTCAAGAATAACAAACGGTGTCTCAAAAATCCAAAGGAAAACGGTTACTGTGGTTTTCATCAAAGCCAGGCACCCCCTCCACCTCCGCCAAAACCAATTGAACGGGTCAAGGCGCCCTGGGAGTCCTGAAGGATCTGCTCCGTGCTTTGTTGAATGCTATATTCATAAGCTTATGTTGTGCATTTAATGCTTTTACAAGTGCATTTGCTTCATTAAAAGTGAGAGGTCTACGTTGTCCTATTTTTAACAATTGATTAACCGCCTGATTTAAGCTCTTTTTTGGAGACTGACGCCGAGGCGATCGAGAGGGAGACCGAGGAGATTTGCATTTTGTCCCAAAACAAAATAGAATTTATATTAAACGATATTTATTTAAGGCACAGACTCTTTAGTAACTTAATGAACAAGTCTGCTCTTTTGCTTACGAGCCTCGAGAAATTTTTCGAAATTCCCGAGAATCGTGATCAACTTGTTGATATTTTGGAGCACCGCAAAGGTATTTCTCTTCGCAAGCTCGAGTGGTTTGTCACAAATTACTCAAAGGCGAAGCAGGTGACGTATACCGCCCCGAATGGTAAGATGTTTACTGTTCATGTGGCATACAAGTCGAGCTTGGACGGGTACTCGAAGAAACTTTTTGACCCCTTTTGTAGAACGGAGCGTATTCAATTTGTAGGTTTGACAACTACGGTTGCTCAACTGAATTTTATTCGCTGGTGTATTATTAACGGTATTATTGCGTATATCCTTACTGAAAAGGAGTTGTTGCGAAACCACCCTGAAACTGAAGAAGATTGTACCCATAGTAAAATAGATACAAGTTGTATCCCTGTGTAATTTGTGTAGTGTATGTAGGGTTGAATGTAAGCGAAAGATATGTTGTTTGTGAATTTAATTTTGAAAAGTTAAGGTAGCCTCCCTGATTGTACTCTTTTGGAGTAAGCCCAAACGAGTATGTATAGATGTTCTTTGATGGTATAGTAAGCCCATGTTCAAGTGGCTGTTTAAATGAGTAGTATAGAGACCCCTGGAACGTACTTAAGATGTCTACATTATTGAGTGTAATCTTCGCAGTACTAATCACATCCACGAAGTTTGAATTTCCAGAAGGGAACTGGAGTTGAATACCGGTTGCAATGAATTGTGTAGTGTATCCGTATGCATACCGAGAGTCAGAGTATCGACCATCACTCACATTTTCATAATTTTTATTTCTGAAAAACCAGGCAACAGTTTGAACTGGAAAGCTTGCTGTAAGTTCAAGTTGTGGGTTGTTACCAGAAAATGACAAGGTTGATTCTTTTTGGACTCGAGGTACAATGTACTGAAGAGGTGTGTTCATGTAGTACAGACGCTCTTTATCATCAAGTAAAATCTCTTCAGTGATGAGTGTTGGAAGAATTGTTGTGCTTGGGTCATAAATATCAATTTTACTTCCAACAGGTGCATTGCACCACCACACGTTTGGTTGAAATGTGAACCTTACATAAAGCTTTTGGTTCCACATGGCACACAGTGGAAAGTAAGGCCGGCGTAGGCGTTCTCGGCCGTGGTTATTCACCGAGTGGCGGCGACAAAAGAAAAACTCAAGAGGAGTGATAATATCTGAACTTGGAATAACGTTTGCGGTTGAAGAGTACCACAGTACTACGACACCTGAACCGCCGCTTCCAGGAGTTCCTGACACTGTTCCACCACCCCCTCCACCTGTATTCACAGTCCCTGAGGTCGCTGCTATAGTTTGGCTTCCATTTATATTGACTGCACCTGCACCACCCCCTCCAAGACCACCAGGGGTTGCTAAAGTTCCGACAATACCTGTTTTTGCAGCTGCACCTCCACCACCTCCAACATAGGTTTGTGAAAGTGTAGATGTGTTACTGTACGAGTAACCATTTCCTCCACTTCCTAGTGTTGTGGCAGATGTAAAGGCAACTGTTCCCGACCCTGTTGTAACGTTTGCTTGGTACAAACCTCCGGCACCTCCACCAGATTCATAAACTATACCTGTACCATACAGGTAAGATGCACCTTGCCCGGGGCCTCCATATGCTCCACCGTAACCACCAAGTGCTTGGTACCCTCCAAAACTTGAAGCGTTTCCATTCGGGTTATTTGGAGTTCCACCGTTTCCTATGGTTATTGTGTAAGTTCCTGGGAGTAAAAAGACTGACTGACTGAGTACAGCTCCACCACCTCCACCGTTTCCATTGAGTATAGTAAGGGTTGTGTGTGCAGGTGTCAAATTTGATGTCCATGCAGAACCTCCATATGTCGCAAGTGTCAAACTCGATGAAGAATATGACTGAATGTACACAACTGGTGTAAATGAAAAGTCTGAACTGACTATGCTCACGTTTGCACCTGGGTAAGCACCTAATGTACTGTTTACGTTTACTGTAAAAGATGAGGGAACTGTGAGTACATTTGAAATGTTACTTGTAAGTGTTGAAACATAGGAACCGAGTGCACCAGCACCACCTCCACCAACAACAAGGAGGTTCACCTGGGAGGCTGTATTTAAAGTAAATACATTGTTTGTAAGAAACGTGTGAACTGTATTTGAGTTTATTGTTTGTATGGTGTCTCCTCCAGTGCCAATGATTGGCTGTGCTATATTTGCTTGTGCATTCACTGCAGAAAACACACCATTTTGTTCATCTGCATCTAAAAAGAGCTGATCACGAATAATGTACCAGTCATCATACAATGTTTCAATAATAGTCTCATTCACGAGAAGATCAATTTGTTTTACAAGAGCTCTACCGATATGTTCAGAAAACACATATCCTTTAAGAGCAGGCATCTTTACGTGAAGATACATGTTTGATAAAAGATGACCCAACTCAGTTGGACGAAGTTCGATTTGAAGTGTGTTTCCTTGATAGGAAGGGTTGGGTGGCGGAAAAGGAACAACCCGTTGGTACATGACAAAGTTTGAATATTGTCTAAACAAAGGTGAAAATTGACTTTTTGCAAAATCATTACTCAAAAGGTAATTTTCTTGGGGTCCAATTGCCTGAAGTGCTAAAATCGAACCCTGTGAAAATCCCTTGTCTTTTTCATCAATGTACACCTGTACGGGTGGTGGTTCGCATGGAATGTTGCTGTTTAAATCACGTATAGGAAGATTGTTACCAGTTTTGATATTCTGATTCACGATAACCTTGGCCTTTGGGTCATATGTAAATGTATTAAAGTGTCCAGGTATAAAGCTTGTCGAGTAATAAGGCTCGTGAATTGTGGAAGGTGAACCTTTTACATAAACGGGAACATCTATAGATGGAGCCGGGCTTCCATCAATTGGTTCAAGGATGGCTAGACTTTCAGTCCTGTACATTTCTGCAAAAGTACCTGGGTTTGAAAAATATTGTTCATTGTATGTGCTTATATTCGAATTGTAATCTGTCACACGCAAAGGAACCTTTACAAGTGGTAAATTTTCAACAATCCACCCTTCGGTTGTTCCCGGTGGGGGAGGGACTGAAAAATAAAAGTTTATGACATTTTGAATAACCTCATATTTACCGTACAATGGTGCGCTTGTTTTTTTGGATATGAACTTTATTTGACCTGGTGGGTACAAAATAGCACTTGAAGAATACTGAAGACCTTCTATGGTCTGATCAGTATCAGATTGAAATGTAAATGACCACAAAAATGGTTGATTTTGAATAGTTCCAGCATTTGAAGTAGTTCCAGACACTTGGAGTTGACCGATAACACCTGTAATGCCAACAGCCGTCCATCCACTTGTGATGGGTTGTTCGGATGGAGTTGTCATGCAGTAAAATGTAGCCTCTTGTGGCCCGGTGACCATGTAAAACCCTCCAACTTCGACTGGAGACAATATAAGAGGTGCCTCTTGCGGAGGTATTTCTTGAGCTTTTTGTGGAGAAGCTTGTTGTTGTTGAAGGGATGTAACTTTTTGTACAGATTTCCCTTTAAGGTTTTCGTATAATTCCTCAAAAAATTCAAGTGTTTTTGCTTGAACACGTCGTTCAAGTATTAAAATTTTTTCAAAAGGCTTTTGAGCCATCCTACAACTCACGCAGATTATTCTTCCACATCTGAACCACAGTCGTAGCTTTGAGATCTTTGCACTCTTGTTTTTTCACTTCGCACAGTTTCATCAGTTTTTCAACCTCCTCCCTGGTGTATTGATATGTCTTGATATCCATCAACTTATCCCAAACTTCATACTTAAATTGAGCTTTGTCCAACTGTGCTTGGACTTCAATCAGTGGAACATTCAGAACCTTGATGCTTTTGTTGATAACTCCAGTGATAAAACGAGCCTTTTCACTGAGCCACTCAATCTCCTTTTCAAGTTGATGAATGAGTTCAGACTTGCGTTTTCTGTACGTTATCATTCGAATAACTATGTAATCGAGAAGAATGTCTTCTGGACTATCATATTTCTTTACGGCACCCTTTTCGTCTATGAGATACATATTCGATGTATGAATAGTCTTGGTGAGTCCGAGTTCTTTTAGGGCAGTTTCACTTGTGAAACTAGCTCCCCATATGTGGAAATCTGGACTTGTCTCGGTTGAGTGGTTCTCATACTTTTGAATAGTGCCCTTTTCGACTAGGTTATCCAAATGTTCCTTGAAGTCCTGGATCCACTTGCCCGGAGGTAACTCGGTGACGTGGAACCGAGACCCTTCACCGAACACAAGACCTTCGAGGACCCAGGTATGGTCCTTTGTCTTGGTCACCTTACCCTTGAAACCCTTGAAATATGGTTTCATAGGAAGCCAATTGTCTCTTGGGTGTTCATCAAGCGCACAAAGAATGTTGTGCTTAATAACTTCAATATCGTAAGGAGGAACATAGCAGCTAAAGCCGGTGCCAATACCTTCAGCCCCGTTTACGAGAATCATAGGGAGAACGGGTGAATAAAACACGGGTTCAACCTGTTGACCATCATCAAGTACATAATCGAGGACAGAGTTGTCAAGTGGGTCAAATATGCGTTTTGTGTAGGGTGCTAACCGTGTGAAGATGTACCTAGAACTTGCAGCATCCTTTCCACCCTCAAGCCGAGTTCCAAACTGTCCACTCGGCTCAAGTAAGTTGAGGTTATTAGCACCCACAAAGTTTTGGGCCAAGTTGACTATCGTGCCTTGGAGGCTGGCTTCCCCGTGGTGATACGCAGTTTGCTCAGCAACATACCCGGCAAGTTGAGCCACCTTCATGTCACTTGTTAAATTCTTTTTGAGAACTGCATAAATGACTTTACGTTGTGAAGGTTTGAGTCCGTCTGCGACATGTGGAATGCTTCGTTTAATATCTTCGGCACTGAAGTTTGCCAAGTCTCTCAAGACGAAATCGGATACCGAAATCTGTTTCACATTTCCATACGATATACCCTTTGGCGGGTGTTTCATATGTTGAGTAAGCCACGTCTTTCGGTCATCCGCAAGAGCCTTTGCAAAAGCAAGTTTCATACTTTCATCCATTTTTGAATCAAAATTAAAAGACACGGTGAGCTTATCAATTTGTTTGAAATATTCCTTGGCTTCTGCACTTGTGGAAGTACCTAAACCTTTGTAATACTTTACGGTTCCTGAAGGTTGGACGTTCCTAAACTCCTCCTCAGTAAAAAACCAAGTCTTTCCCGCCTTGATTACAGGTGTCACCATGCTCACAACAAACCCGAGCTTGATGAGGTCTGGCCAGTACACGTGGAACATATTGAGAACAAGACCTTTGATGTGGCTCCCGTCCAAATCTGCATCAGTCATAATCATGAGTCGACCGTACCGTAATTCTCTCAAGGAATTGTAGACTTTTCCATGTTGAAGTCCAAGGATTTTCTTCAAATTGTTAAACTCTTCATTTTCAGTCACTTGCTTTACAGATGCGTCCCGAACGTTGCGAGGTTTACCCCGGAGTGGAAACACGCCGAAGCGGTCACGGCCTACAACGCTCAACCCGGCAATGGCCAAGGCTTTCGCCGAGTCACCCTCCGTGATGATAAGCGTACACTCATGACTCCTGTGCGTACCGGCCCAGTTCGCATCATCGAGCTTAGGAATTCCAGAAATCTTCACCTTTTTAGCCCCATCTGTCTTTTTGAGCTCCTTGTCGACCACAGCCAAACCTTTGGAAATGAGGTCGTCCAGGACTCCCGAGGCAAAGACATCCTTAATGAATTTTGGTGGAAAATTGGGTGTGTCGGCAATTTTTGAAGTACACTCCGCCTTGGTCTGACTGCTGAACGTCGGGTTAATTATTACTGCATTCACAAAGACAAAAAGGGAAGCCTTGATTTGGGCAGGTTTAAGGGTCGAACATCTCTTGTCCTTTATTATTTCATCTACGAGTGCCTTGACCACCTTGTCCACGTGGGACCCACCCTTGGTCGTTGCGATACCATTGACCCATGAGCACTGCTGGAACCCCCCACTGGTCGAGTGTCCAACCACAATGTTCATCATATCCAGTTTCGTAGACCCGTAGGCTGTCAACCCGTGCATCTTTGCATAATCCTCAAGGCTTGGAACGGCAATCAATTTTGAATTAAAATTGATTTTTGCTTTTGGACACCAAAGAGCAGCGTCCCATGCACGTCTCTCTGCCACTTTGACAAAATCACCAGGTCCACCGAAACGGGTAAAATCAGGGTAAAATACCACCTCTACGTGTGCTTCCTTTGAATTCCCAGTAAACCCATCGAGAACCTCGGGTGGTTCCACCTTACTCATATTGTCTGTCCATATCTGCTTATACGACTTTTTGCCATCCCAAATGATGATAGCAAACTTTTTCGAAAATACATTCGCAAGTTTTGCACCGTAACCGTTCCGACCCCCTGTCACCCGCTGTTCATCGTCATTATAGTTGGAACTGGTCAAAAGGTGACCAAAAATGAGTTCAGGAATCCAGATTGGTTTACCGTCAGTACCCTTTTCGGTTTCATGTTTTTTGATAGGAATAGGTACTCCGTAGTTTTTAACGGAAACAAACTCACTATTGACGACAATGTCAATCTTTGATATCTTTTTGGGGTGCAATGAGTACTGGTCAATCGCATTGACGAGAATCTCATCAAATATCTTCACCAACCCAGGAGATACAGAAAGTACAGAAGGTTCAAAATGTTCGGCAACTCGGGTCCACTGAGAGGAGGACTCGGGTTGTAGGGATCCCACGTAAGTGTCTGGCCGTTTAAGGATGTGTTCCACATGGGAGAGACGTTCATAGCTCATACACATTTTACAATGTTTTTCTTTACTTGATGCATGGAGGGACATCTCTGAAAAGCGTGTGATCAATGAAGCCTCCACGCTGCAAAAAAACGTACAAAATTGCCCACATAATTGTCATACCGATGGTCATTGCTGCATTTATACCTGCAGGGGCTTGATGATGCCACGCAACATAGGCACCCATCACACCTGAAAGTACGGCAAACACGGCAGTCTCTTTGAACATGGTTGGAGGGAAGGGTTGTTTGACCTTGATCATTGCCCGGAAGAACAAGTAGAGGTACACAGCTAAAACAGCAAGAACCGGGACAAAAACGGCTGGGTTTTTAAATATGTTCTTTTCCTTTTGCTCACTTGATGTAAGGGAAGCGCCTGGTGTCGAAAGTTCATTGAACCCAGACATTTCAAATAGAACATTGATGATGAAGAAGAGGAGGAACGAGGAGAGACCAATACTCACTGCAAGGTCTCCACGGCCTCGCATAAGTGCGATGATGATAAAAGCCATTGCACCGAGACCACCTGAAACGAAGCAATCCAAAAGAAACTTTCGTGGATCCTTTGAGATGTAATCTTGGTACCCGTTTGCGAGTGCAAGTGCTGTAAACAAGGCTAAGAATAACCCCTTTCCAATAATCAGCACTGCTTCAAATTGTGCAGTTGGCTCCATTACTTTTACTTGCGATAATTTTTAAACATGATGGCAATCATGAAGAGTATAGCTAAAATTATGAGTGTTATTGTGAACG